GAAGAATTAAAACTAAGAGTCGGTTTACCATTCTTTAAATTAACACTACCACTGCTAACTATTTGAGGTTGATTTAATGCATTTGTTTGTGTTGCGTTTTTTGCGTTACCGCTTTGGTCGTACCACTTTGTTACAAAGCCGTTATCTAAAGCACCCGTACCCGTAAAGGCAAGTAAGGCAGTTGTGTCTAACTCACCCGTAGATGTAAAGCCAATATCTGCGACATCCAAATTTGTACGCCTTACTTCAATCGCACTACCTGTGTATGCGCTTCGTAATTTACGCAATGAATATGCAGCAGCGGCGTTTGGGTAATCGTCAAGTAAAACACCCGTTAATTGAGTTATTGAACTACCGATAATTCCGTGACTTGCTACTATCATTATGCTACTATATCACCAAACAAGTACCACTCATCCGTTGCTATCTTTATAAGAGTAGCACCGCTATACTGCACGTTTAATTTGCGTTTACTGCCGTTGCTTCTAACCGTCACTCCGCTTGTTGGCACGATTGTCGTTTGACCCGCACCATATTGCGCTAAAAGTATCTGCGTTCCCGTGGCAAATGCAACACTTGAATTTAAAGGTATTGTAAGGTTGTTAGCACTACCCACATTCATTTCGACTAACTTGTCAGCATCGCCCAAAACAAGCGTATAACTTGCCGTTTGTCGGTTAGTTACGATTAATTTATTTGTCTTTGCCGCATCTAATCCGCTATACTGAGAATTGGTTGCGTTATCACCCGTATTTGTTCCGCTTGTGTTACCTATGACCGTTGCTTGGGCATCGGTTACATATCGCTTATTTAACGAATCGGCTATGTCTGCGGTTGTGGCATCCGCTCCCGCAGTAACCAAGCCCTTTGCATCAAATGTAATCTTTGTTTTTGTCGCTCCCGTGATGGATGCGTTTTCATCAACCTTTCCATCTAAAGCCGTTTGCAAATCGGTTTGGCTTGACAAAGTTCCCGTAATTCCACCCCATACAGCACCGCCCCCACCTTTAGCAACTAAATCCGCATCCGCCGTTCCGCTTTCCCACCAATAATCCTCTACAACACCGCCCGTTGTAATTCCGACCGTTAAGCCCAAATAACGCAAATTTGCGGCGATATCGCTTTTAGCCGTTGCAAGGTCTACAAATGGGCCATATTTTGCATCTACTGGCTTGGCTACCCCGACTTTTATACCCGCTGATAATTCTATACCTGATATTGCCATTTTATGAGTTTCTTAATTCTATTGTTGGGTTACTATTTGTGATTGAATTTGTACTAACGTGGATTTTAAACGATTGGTTAGACCATAAACCCGTAGGACTATCAACGTCTAAACTTGTTACTGCGTTAAATACCGCCGTAATTGGTCCGTTATCCAATGCGGTTACAAAATATACCGTTTTTGTTGTAGAGGCGGCAGGGTAAGCCACGGCTATATATTGTGAAGATAAATTGTAAGGTATCGCCAAAGTACCCGTAGAACTTGCCACCACCTTGGTAGCCGTTCCGTTTTCTATCGCCGTAACCATATCCGCCGCTGAAATTGGCGAACTTGATTTATGATAAAAGTAAGGATAAATTCCCGTAATTGTTGGAGCCGATGCCGAATCCGTAGCCGTTCCGCTAACCCGTGAAGCATTTAAATTCGTTCCGATGTTTCCTTTGTTGTCGAAGTAATCACCCGTACCAGCGTCGTGATTTACCGTTACCGCCCAATTGTTCGCTCCGCTTACAATTGTATTGCTTACTGCTAATGTGTTACCAACTTGTGCCGTTGAACTTATTTGAGTACCCGTAAAGGTGTATTGCGTAGCCGCTCCAACCAAAGGATTGGCGTTTGTCGTGTTGTCTCCGTTACGGATACTGCCTCGGTTAAAGGTAGCCGTCAAAGTTCTTGAAACAACTTGACCAATTTCTTGTATGCCTGAAATTCCGCTTACTGCTAATTCTATCGATTTGTTGGTCAAAATACTTGCCAAAATTGTCGGGAATAAAATTGTATCCAACGCCTGAACCAATGTAAGAGACTTCCAAATACTTGCCGCTTGTGCGGGTGCGCCACCTACCGCAATACTATTAACTGAATCGCCTATGGTCGTGTTATAAATAGTACCTAATGATGCGCCCGTTAATGCTAACCCCTCATTTGCATCTACGCTTAAAGTGGCTTGTTTTGCGTTCAACTGCGTTTGTGCATCTGACGTTAAACCACCGATAAACTGAAATTCTGCGTTTGTTACGCTTCCGTCTGCTAATTTTACCGCATCAATGCCACTGGCAACCTTTGCGTTGGTCACCGCTGAATTGTCAATGGTCCACGTTGCACCACTTGCGCTAACGGTTATATCGCCTTTGTCGCCATCGGTAACTCCGCCACTTGCGGCCGCTATCGTTATCGCATTTGTGCCGTTATCGGTAATGGTTACGTTTGCACCTTCTACCAATGTCAAAGCACCGCTAAGGCCATCTAAGGTAGTAACTCCACCGCTTCCGCTAATGGTTATATTTCCGCTTCCTAAAAGGGATTCAGAATTAATGGTTTTTATATTGGTGCCGCTTACCAAAGTGGCTTGAACCGCTACCGCTCCCGTGCTTCCGTTTACGCTTTGTACTGGGGCTAAGGCCTTAACTTGGGCAACGGTTACTTTCTTTGTGGTATCATCCGATAAATCTACTATGGGTAAAACATCCGCATCGACCAAAGTAACAATGGCGGGGAGGTCGGTTATTTTTAAATCAGGCATATTTTATATATAACGAATTTTTAGGGTTGTGTTGCGGTTATCGGGCCGATACCTTGCGCCCAAATAGTGCCATCGCAACATTTAACGGAATATTTTAAAGTATCCTTACAAAGGCATCCACGTTTTGAACTTTTAGGGGATGAGCGTGAGGGGGTTTGTGTTATATTTTTTTTGTTATCCATCCGACTAAAATTAAAATAATTAAACCTAATCCCAACAATCCCATATATTTTTCATACCACGGCTTGTAAGCCACTTGAGGCACAACATATTTTTGAGTAATTTTAACCGTGTCCGCCTTTAACACCTGAACCAATTTAATGGTATCGTGGTATCGGTAAATCGTGGTTTTGAAATGCTCGTTATCAATAATAAGTGTGTCGATTGATTTGGTAACGTATGTATGTTCGGTTTTAACGCTATCCCGAATTATCAAAGTGTCAACTTGGCGAATTACCTTTTCGGTAATAATGCTTGGGTTCTTTTTTATCGCTTGTTTTAAGTGATAGTTAGCCGAACACGACGAAAACAAAACGGCCATAAATAACACCTTTGCAACCCCTTTAAATAACGGGCTAACTTTTGGCGCATCCTTTTTTAACTCGGCGTAAACTTTGGTAAGTTTCTCGACCTTGTCCGCTTTTGGCTTGTATGGTTTTTTTATAGATTCCATCCTACGTAATTTGAGGGGTTGCTATCTGGATACATTCCGCTCTCTTGGTCGGCGTTGTATTCGGGGAATAATTGTGGGTAATAACTTAAATAGTCCACCGCCTTCGTGCGATACGTTTCGGCGATATCCCTTTGACGTTTTACAAGTGAATCCAACTCTTCTTTGGCGGGTAAACTTGTTCCTTCGGGGGCGTTTCTTAATATCCCCGCATTACTGATTTCGTACCCGTGGAATAACATAAAATCCGACATTGCGTAATGAATTAACATCGGTTGAATGTAATCGTTTACCAGTGTTAAATTATTTCCCGCTAACACATTGTTTTGAACATCCGTTAAAATGCGGCGATACAATTTTGTACCTAAGATTTCTTGCACCTGAATGTCTTGGGCAATTTTTACAAATGGGGTTACCTTGTCAATGTCGACGTTCCCTTGTAATTGGGTGTACTTGAAAAGGTGGTCCTTTGTTATCAGTAAAACATTATCGTTAACGTACATCTTATTTATTTTTTAAACTTCCCCCGTTTGGTAAATCTTTGGTTTTGGTACTTGCGATATCCCAACTTGGCGGGTTAAAAGGCACACCCGCTGAATCCGCACTTTGATTTGAAACACGCTTATAATTATCTTGAATATCTTTTATGCCTTGGGCTTTTTCCTCAGGTGACAACGGCAAGAACGCTCCGCCATTTCCTTTACGTTTACGCATATAGGATAAACGATACCATTGATGGTGGCAATTAACACCGCCTTTGTATTTCCATATGGAATAAGTCGACTTTCCACTTGGGGCAAATTGTCCGTTTATCCCTTGGTCACCCATCGTATCAATATCCTCACGTCGATATACGACACCTAACTTGGCATTAGCGACCATATCCTTGCAAAACTGACGGCTATTACCCGCCGTTTGCATTGGTGCGTAACGATAACGAATTAAATAAACGCCCTTATCATCCTTGCTTTTCTCTTCGGGTTCTGCAAAGCGTTTGAAAAACTTATATTCCCCTTCGGTATCTGCATCGGTTACAACTGCCTCTTCAATTAATTCGTACTCTTCACCAATTACCTCGCCCTTAGTTTCCAAATATTCCAACCAATCCGATTCGGCTTCGGCGGTAAATTCGGGCTTATCAGCACTTAAGTTCAATTGCTTAACTTTATTCTCGGCCCAAGCGATTCCGCTTTCACCACCCCAAGCATCCCACATTAACCCGCCGCATCCTTTTGTATATGGCACGTCTTTATTTTGTTGATGCCGACGAAATGATGCCATACGCTTTACGGTTTCCTCGGATATGGGTTCCTTGTTTGCTAATTGGTGCGCCCTTGCCTTGCCTACATTTGTGCCGCAATCACCCCACCCGTTATCCATTACCCATTTTAACGCCCTTTTTGCGTTGTTTGAGGCACTTTCGGGATAGTCAGTGAATGATTCCGCCAACTCAGTTTTTTTAAAGCCGTATTCCTTTTCTTTGGTTTCGGCATCCATTGTCTTCCCGCTTAAATCGGTGAACTCCAAAGGCTGCAAAGTCTTGAAATAAATATCTAAGTTGTACCCGTTGTAATTCATTACCTTTTGTACCCCGTTTAATAAAAGGCGTTGGAATGGTCGAATAACCGTGTTATCAAAAAATATGGATGCAGTCTTTAGTTCCTCGGCATTATTTCCGAACCCTGAATTATCCTTAATACCTAAAAGCATTGGGGAGGTAATTCGGTGGGCTACCATAATTTTGGTACTTGATTCCGTACTTAAAAATTGGTATTGATTGTGGGCATCTGACAATTGAACGGGTGTGATATCGGCTTTGGATTCCACGTTATCATTAAACGAAAGAATAAACTTACCCGCATTTGATGAACCGCTGAATTTGTTTTGAATTTGGGCCTCAATCATATCCTTAACCTCTGCGGGTGGTTGCCCGTTGTTGAAGTTAATCAACATCGATGGGGCAAGACCATTCATAATGTTATTTATATGGTAGTTTGCTATTTCAATCTCAAGGTTTGCGTATTGCGTACCACCTTGATAGTCTACGGGTGAAAAATAATAGTTACCAGTGCTATAAGGTTTGCAAACTAAAATACATTCGGTTGCGCTTTCGTCAAATCCAAACGAATCAAAACGTTTGGGCTTTTGGCCTCGCTTTAATTTGGACCAATCAGGGGCAAAATAATAACCTCTTATTTCCCCATTCTCATCGCATCTTTCGGGGCGTAAAGTTTGAATTGGCCAATGGTGAGCGGCTACATACTTTTTGCGGTCTTTGGACTTTACCAAATGCAAAGCATATTGCCCAAGCATCTTTAAATCCATTGCACAATTGCGTAAGCAGTCATCTTGGAATACCTTTTTCAAATCAAGGTAACCCGCCAAATGTCGGTCCGCTTTTACCACTTCCAACCCTTCGCCGTATATCATATCCGATATACCTTTGATGGCCGAATTGTTGGTCGGGCTTCCGTAATAAAGGTCGATTAAATATTGGTAGTAATTGTTATCTTCCCCGTATTCAACCCATTCCTTATTCTTTTGCTCTATGACTGCGGGTGTTGTGTAACTCGCTAATTGTATTAACTTAATGCTCATATTTGTATCCATTGTGGGGCCACTACTGCGACCTCTTCCCATTCTTTAAATGACTTATTGATATTTGTGCTTTCGTTACTCCAAGTGGCTAAATATTCCCATTTCAAAACATCCTCATAAAGCACCCGAATTAAAATTGTATCCAAATCTTCCGCCACGTTTGCAATGGCCGTAAGCGATGGCGTTAAAATGGTAATTTTAGAACCTACCAAAACCACATCCCTATCCGCCTCGACTAAAGTCTTGGTATTTTTATGCCAAAACTGGATGTTGACTTGAGAATTTGCGGTATCGGCGATTAACTTAAATCCGTCTTGTTGCAAAATTGCAAATCCGTCTTGCTGCAATAAAAAACTATCTGCACCGCCGCCACTCGTTGCCACGTCTTCAAACGAAACAAACGGGAAAAAACTTATTGATGTGGTGGCAGAATTGACAATCATTATTTAAATAACGTAAAACGTGAATGTCGTTTGCTATATATCAAAAAAGGGGCAATAAAGCCCCCTTAATGAATGGAAAACGAACGATATTTAGGAAGCGGAAATAGTTACAACCGTACTCATATCGGCGTAACTTTCTGCGTCAACAATTGCCTTCGGTAAAGTTTCCATACCTATCAAGGTAACGGTATTCAAACGAGCATCACCCATTTGCGTACCCCAAGCCTCAACGTCGGTTGTGGCATCCATACCTTCAACGGCACCCAACAAAGTAAAGACGTTGTTTCTATCCCAAGTTATTACCCTCCAACGGCCTTTGGTCAACGTGTCGAATAATTCGGCATCGCTATCCGCTTGGTTTGGCGTGCTTCCGCTTGGCTTTAAAGACAAAGTCAAAGTCTGAGTGTAAGCAGTTGTGCCGTTATCTCTTGACGTTGCTCCGCTAATTTCCAAAGTGCTTAACCCTTTCAATTCGAAAAAGTAAGCCGTG